CTTAGCTTCTTGCCTAGACGTAGGTTGCCCTGCCTCAGTGATGATCTTTGCCGTGTAGGAGTGAACATCGAATCCTGTGGACACCTCTTCCATCGCCACTTTGTCCTGAGATAATAATGCTGCAACTCTAAATTCTAGCTGTGCAAAGTCTGCCTCTAGTATTTTGCCCTTCATACCAAACGCACCACCACTCCAACGTGACACAAACACTTTCTTAACAGGGAATGTACCACCTCTAGGCATATTCTGCATGTTAGGATTGCGTCCACTGAAACGTCCTGTAGCTGTGACATGTTGTGTAAGACTAACGTGGAGCATGCCATCCTCTTTTGTGTAGTGTTCTATGCCATCAACAAAGGCTGAGAGATAGCTTGACACAGCGCTTTGTCTTTTTAGGTCTGTCAAAAATGCCTCTGCCTCTGTCATGTCTTTTGACTTGGCTATATTGATAAGCTGTTCAAGGTTTCCCTTACTTGTAGAGAACCCATTAGCACTGAGCCACGCTTTTGAGGGAGGGAAGAACCCTAGACCTGCCATTTGTTTTAGCTTGGTGAGCTTGTACCCTCTCGTATCACAGGATGTGCATCGATTTGGCTTGGCAAAACGTGTTCCGTCCTTCTTAGTCTTGTATATCCTGCCCCTTCCGTTGCAAGTTTGACACACACTAGCTTTTGTTTTGACCATCATAGCACTATTGTCCTTGACAGTCTGTTTAAATTCTTCTTTGTCCTCCACATTATCAAAGACAATTGCCCATTTCTTCTTGTCATACAGTATTCTAGAATAAATTACCTGACTAACCTGCTCAGGAGAGTTAAGATTTATAGGAGTATCACCCATTAAGCTCTTGACTTTTGCGTTTAACCTATTTTCTATCTGCAATAGTTCGTCCTCAAACTGTTTTCGCACATCTTTCAGTGCTACTTTGTCTATACTGAACCCATTCATATAGATCTTTGTCAGAGTTTTGCAAACTTTATTAGTAGTATCCCTTACATGCACCAAAGATTCCGACTCAGGCTTGTTATATTCATCTAGTAAGCGCCAATATAAAGACCTAGTGACCTTTAAATCCTGCTCAAGGTACATCGATAGCTCCTCTAGTGGTATCTCGTCTGTCTGAAACCCTCTTCTGAAGTAATCTTTTAGTGTATCAGACTTCTTCATGTCTAAATCATAGCGTAACGCACAGTTTTCTAGGCTAACAGAACCCTTCTGACCACGCTGTAGTATGTAATCACCAAGCATTGTGTCAAATATTTGACCATCATACTTAAATCCACATGCCCACAACCATTGTAAGTCATACTGTAGGTTGTGACCTATCAGTAGTGTGGTATTATCAAGCACCCTTTGTAGTCTTGCCTGTGCATCATCGTCCTCAATGGTCTTCTCATTGTGATCAAATACAAAAACCGTTCTCTCCTCCTCCTTAAGGTGATCCATGATACCCACAAGTGTCAAAGAGTTGTCAGGTTCAAAGGGATCAAGGTGTAACTTACCATCTCGTTTAGTCGTTCTATTTTCTACATCAAGTATTATCTTCATGCTGAATACCTCCCTGTTTCTACATCTAACTCAACATGGACAGCACCATGCCACCCTGTTAACTTGTTCTTAGCCAATCGAATGTGACGCTGAGGATCGTTACTGTCCTGTCCTTCAATGTCAGGATTCTTACTAATTAATAACATCAAATCTGCCTCTGCTGCCTTACCTGTCTTACTTCCCTCAAGCATAGATTGATTAACATTTATCTTACCCTCAGCCTCTGCTGATAGTTGGGACATCCAAATGATAACGCAATTATACTTCTTGGCAATGTTTCTTGCGTGGATTGCCGCCTCTTTGAGGTATATGTCTGATCTCTCCGACCCTGCTGTTGCAAACTTATCGCCCATATCAAGCACGATGATGTCAGGGTTTATACTTTTGGCAAGCTGTTCAACATAATCCATATTCTTATCCGTAGCATCTTTTATAGACAGCAGGTTTCTCAGAGGATCATATCTTTCTAGTGCCAACTTCCTGTTCTCCAACACCTGATCGCTAGACATGTTAGACTTACAGTACAGGTATCGCAGACCAACACGCTTGTATGCCTCCTCATTACACAAGACCACACACTTTGCACCCTGATCTATAAAGCCACCCTCAGAGGCTATAATACTAGCGTGGAAGGATGTCTTCCCTGTATTGGGTCTAGCACCCACGATAACAAAGTGACCACCACTCAGACCCTCCACTCGTCTACACAACGAGGGTATATTAAACTTCCATTGAAACTTTAAGTTGAGGTGATCAACTAATGTGTTGAAAGATATGTCGTCTCCCTGAAACCTAAAGCTAGGCGTGAAGTCATCTTGGTAGTTGTCAAGTATGTTTCTAAGAGGCTCAAGATTATTCTTTGTGCCATTCACATAGTCAAATCCTATGTTGGCTACCTCCTCCCCAACCATCTGCTGAAACAACTTAGACAAAACTTCCTTGGCTATATCGTTATTCATTGGCTCTTCTTTGGACAACTTACTAAACAACACCTCAAAGGATGCCTTGTTCGCTGAGGTCATAGTGCCGTTGTCAGAGAAGAACAAAGCCTGTAGCTCTGTTAGGGATAAGTTCCTCTCGTGCTTACCCATAGCCTCATCCAAAGTATTCTTAATCTTGCGTACATCTTTACTGAAGAGCCTGTCAGGACATTTACTGCCCTTATGATCTTCATAAAAGTCTTTCTGCATCAAGCTCCTAATTAGCGCTAGTTCTATCATTCTCTATCTTCTCCTCTATTAATCCATCAATAAGATTCAACATCTTGTCAAAATCCTCTTTGCCTAAATTCTCTATGTAAAACCATTCGTTAGCTCTCTTACGACTTAAACCCTCAGCTAAAGAGTGTGCCATCTTTTCTGCCACACCTCTGTGCTTAAACTTTTTATAGGTAACTAACTCGTAATCCCTGTGAGGACTGCCTGTTTGGTAGCCATTACATCTGTCTTTAGATTCTATAGCCTTACCTATCTTGTACCAATTCTGCCAAGCAGGGTTCTTCAGTACGTAAACTTCTCCCTCTGTTGACAGTACATAATTAACCAAAGAAGAAAATGCAGCATCGTTAAACGATTTATAATTTCCTGGTTTATAGAGTGGGTGCTTTCTTGATATGTACTTACCATTGACATACATCTTTAAAGGGTTGTTTAAAGTATTAGTCTTAGGATTATTTTTAGTATTATGCTTTTTGATTAATATTGAATAGCAAGACTTACACCTACGGTTGCGTGTTTTTGGATTCCAATTCACACCAACTTCTAATAAAATACCACAGTCTAGACACTCATTATCCATCTATCATCTCCCTCAGTTTATCAAAATCTTTTTGACGTTTGTATTTTAAATCATCTTCTATCTGTAGTCCATAAACTTCTGATGGATCACAGTAACTTTTTAACTCTTTAGTATAATGAATAGTTTTACCAAGAGCGTCAGGATCAAGAGCCACAATAACTTTGTCAAAGGTATCGATATAATCTTTATGCTCTTTCAACAAGCTTGTACCCAACAGCGCTACACCTGTAACACCTATTAAGTTCTCACCAATAACTGTTGCTGACACAACATCCTCAACAACGACAGCTATACTCTTACTAGGTTTGATACAATAGGAATAATACTTTGCCTCCCCTCCGTACTTATACCATTTAGGCTGTGCATTGTAGAGCGCCCTACCTATTGCATCAACAACCCTGCCATTCTTGTAGATAGGAAACACAGCACGTTGGCTTTTACAATCATACAGTAACTCTATGTTTAAATCCCAACGTCTCTTAAATCGCTGTACATAAGCGTTGTCACCATCCGTTATATACTCAGGCATCTCAAACTTCTTAGGTGTAACCCTTTCCTCCACACCCTGTATCTTATTCTTTATTGTCTCCACTAGCATTGGTGTTAGTGTAGCGCCCTTAACGTCACAGCTATTCCTGTAGCAGTTGTATATAACTAACCCATCTTTGTTTGTGGCTGTAAACTTCTTGACTCCGTTGCAGATAGGACAGTCTAATGTGATTGTCTCCCCTTCCTTTACGTCTAGTCGTCTTATAAAATCATTACTAGGTTTGTTTACCATTGTTATTCTCTCTCCTTTCTAAAGCACTTGCTGCAGATTTGTATGTGTGTCGAATATAAGGACGCATTGATTGAGGCGAGTTGTGTCCTGACACTGCCATGATCTGCGTTGTGTCTACTCCTGCCTCCACCATTTCTGTTATGGCTGTCCGTCTCATATCCATTGCTGTTAATTCCTTTGGTAGTCCTGCCTCTTCCTTTACTCTGTTTACCATTCTACCTATGTCCACATCAGCGTATATTATATAGCCTCCGTTTCTAGGATAAGGATGTGGGGCAACATACTCTTGAAACCCAAAGTCTTTGTACTGTTGTTCCAACATCCTGTACATATTTATATTAATAGGAAGATGCACCTCTGCCCTTTTCTTTGATTGCTCTAGGTCAAGTCTACGCTCCTCAAAGTTTATGTTGTCCCATTTGAGTGAGCGCATATCACCTATCCTCTGAGCAAACGTGTATGCCATTTGAACTATAAGACCTATACTTCTCCACTTGTACTCTGCGTAAGCTGTGTCACAAAATAGTCTGACTTGATCTGCTGTCCACATAACCTTGCGTGGTTGGGTCTGCATCTTCTTAACAAACCTCATTGGATTATTCGGCATGAGTTCCAACTCAACAGCTAAATTAAAGAGTACCGATGCCACTGTTGAGGTAAGGTTTGCTGTCCTAACACCTGACTTTAACCACTCTTGGTAGGCTTTTTTGCACTCAGACACGCCAATCTTCCCTAGATTAGTACGACCAAGTGTAACTTTGGGGCTGAAAAACGTCCTCACAGCACGTTCAATACAGTAATCGTAGTCTCTTTGGGTTCTTAATCGCAGTGACAGGAACTGTGGTGTCGTCCTGTAGTAGGCAACAAGATCATCAAAGGTCTTTATCATTATCCATCTCCTCCCAAGTCTTAGAAAAGATATGTTTACCCACAAACAATAGTGCTACTATATATACAATCAAGAGTAAGGTATAACCATACATCACTTCATCTCCTTTGGTTTACGTAAAGGTATTCTAACCTCCACTACTTTCTTTTGTCGCCACATTACAGTCCTCTCTCCGTTGCCTTCAAACGCAATGGCAAGAGCATCTTTACTCACAAAACCAGGGTCTAGTTCCCAAACATATCCGTTCTGTTTGTTCTCTCTAGCTTGGTGTATAAACTCTTTGTTTTGCTCCACAAAAACAAATGCTGCAAATCCTAAAAATAGTTCTGTCATGTTACTTCTCCCATCTATAAAATATATGTCTATCAATTCTAGTCGTTCTTGTTTTCGTCTTTGCCCACGCAGGTCTTACGTAGGTTGCGTGGTAGTGTGTTGCCCCTTCTGTTATGTCAAGCACAATAGTCTTGGTTAACAAAATGGATGCGTGTTCTAAGGCTAGACTCCATGTCCTACTCTCAAAGTTTGGTTCGTCTTTCTTGCCATCACAAAACCAAGTGAACTGACACTTCCAACGAACAGGCTTGTTTGAGTTCTTGTATGTCACAGCCTCCTTTACTACCTCGCATACTGTATCAGGGAATCTATTGTCGGCTACACGATTAAGAACTACTTGCCCTACAGCCATTTGTCCTATCATCGATTGATTGCCTGCCTCATGGTAGATGTTAACTGCCATGCACATCAGTGCTGTTTCTAAGAACATCAGCTATCTCCTTAAATTCTTCTATAATATATGTGTCGTGTTCCTCTGTATCATCAAACTCCTCATCTAACAATACTGTGCCATCTCTGCCTTTCATAGTTACCTCCTTTAATGTAATACTTCATAGTCAAACTCAGGGTCATGCTCTACGTAACCCACTATCTTTGCGTCAATAATGGTGTCGTGTTCTATGTCCCAATCACATTCTCTCGCAACGACTTCTGTGTTAGGTGCATCATGCTCAACCTTTATTATTATATACGCCCACTTACTCATAGGATAAGTTGAACAAATGCGTTCAATCCCATAGTCATGGTAATCAAAAAGAATAGGATAAACAATAGTGCTAGTCCTTCATCATTATTATTGTTATCATTCTTCATGACAAAAGTTCCTCCAAAATTTACAGTTGTTATCTGCTTTGCATACTCTTTCATGCTTGGCTGTTTCCCAACACTCCGATTGCCAAGGTGAAAAGTATTTAGTTGTAAACCTATCCACCCAATCTTGTCCATCTACTGCCCATAGTCCTAGTATGGGTAAGGGTATGAGCAGAAGGAAGACTACAAAAAATGCCATGCCAAAGCCTTTGTTATGATATGCTTTCATTTATATTCTCCTATCCTGTTTGTAATAATTTACCACAGACACCACACTCATAGCCATGATATCTGTGACCATCTTCAGTAAACTCATAATAGATTGCGTTGTCATCGCAACTATGTTCCTCTTGCTGTTCTTCTTCATTCA